AAGAGGCCGCGAACTTGAAAGCATGGAACGCCAGTGGCCTGCGCCGCGTTGACACATCGCAGTTGGGCCAGCGTGACGGCGTATCGGTGGGCGCGTGCCGCACTGATCTGCCGGTGGACTTTGCAGGCCCTGAGCCGCGCGACGACGACGAAATGTCGCCACTGACCGCCGTCCTTTTGTCCGTGGTCTGCGCTGTCGTTCTTCTTGCCGCACTTGCAGCCACCGCGCCCGAGCTGGTTCTGATGCTCTTGGGCTTGATCTGACCACCACCAAAAGCACTTCATGAGCAACGCACTCACAAAAGCTCTTCGTGCTGCGTGGCGTGAGTTCCTTCGGGAATTCAAGCGTCAGCAGCGAATCAACAACATGGCCGATCCGTTGGCCTGAAACACAACCAACACAAGCAACACATCATGAGCATTGCAACACTGATCCTTGGAAGCAGCGGCTCTGGTAAATCGACCAGCCTGCGAAACCTTGAACCAGCAAAAACATTCCTGATCCAGTGCATCAGGAAGCCGCTCCCATTCAAAGCTGCAGGATGGAAAACGCGCCTGAACATGAAGACGCCGGGCAACGTCTATCAGACCAGCGACCCACTGGAAATCGAAAAGCTGATGCGTTCATCGCCGCATGAGGTGTTCGTCATTGACGACTATCAAGCCGTCATGGTCAACGAGTTGATGAACCGTTCCAGCGAAAAGGGTTACGACAAGTTCACCGACATCGGCAAGAACGCTTGGAACATCTTCAATGCTGCTGGCTCGCTGGACGACCGCCGCCGCGTCTACATCCTGGCCCACACGAACACCGATGAATTCGGCAACGTCCGCATGAAGACGGTGGGCAAGCTGGTTGATCAGCACATCGTGCCAGAAGGCTTCTTCACCATCGTCCTGCGAACAGAGGTCATCAACGGCCAATACACGTTCCGCACGCAGACCAACGGACAGGACTGCTGCAAGTCACCGATTGGCATGTTCCCAGACCTTGCAATCCCCAACGACCTTGCCGAAGTTGACAAGGCCATCGCTAACTTCTACGACCTCTCCACAACCGCTTAACCAAAGGAAAAACACCATGTACGCACTCGACACCAAAGCCGCTCAAAAGGCCGACCAGACCGGAAACCGCATCAACCAACTCGGAAAGTATGTCGGCATCTTCACGCAGGCCGAAGACATCACCGCAGGAACTGGGACCAAGGGCATTGCGCTGCGCTTTGAGAGCAACGGCCAGCAGGTCAGTTTGTCTCTCTACACCAAGAAGGCAAACGGCGAAACCATCATGGGCTTCGATGTGCTGATGGCGATCATGACGTGCCTGCAACTGCGCAACATAGAACCGAAGCCAGGCTCAGTGAAAGCGTGGGACTACGACGCCGGGGCAGAAGTAACAAAGCAGGCAACCGTGTTCCCCGATCTGTGCGGTAAGCCCATTGGTCTTCTGCTTGAAACTGAGGACTACTTGAAGAAAGACCAGTCCACCGGAACCCGCATGGTGATCGCTGGAATCTTCCAAGCCAAAACCGAGTTGATGGCAACGGAGATTCTGGAGCGCAAGACCACGCCGCTGATGCTGCCGAAGGCGGTTGAGCGATTGCACCACCGTCCCGTCAAAGCGGCAAAGGCACCCGCTGGCCGTCCTGCTGCGCAACCGAGTGCAGGTGGCGGCTCCGGGTTTGACGACATGGACGATGACATCCCATTTCGTGACCCGCTGAGCTATCGCGGTGTTCACCTCGCCATCTAAGGACAACCATGACCGCTCTTTACGTCATCACGAACAACTATCTCTCCCTGGCTGAAAAGCTGGCAGATGGTGACTTTGATCTGCAAACCATCGAAGACACCATCGAGGCGAGCGGAATCACCGACGAACTGGCGGTGAAGGCTCAGGGAATCGAGTTCATCGCCCGTGAGGCTGAGAAATACGGCCCGATGATCGATATGGAAATTGAACGGCTGCAAACCCTCAAAGCAAGCCGCGCAAAGGTTGCTCAGGGTCTGCGCGATTACCTCAAGTCCAACATGGAGCGGGCAGGAATCGAGAAGATCGAATGCCCGCTTTTCAAGCTGTCCATCAAGCACAACCCGCCAGCCGTGGAAATCACGGACACATCCAGCATCCCCGCTGAGTATTGGCGGACACCAGAGCCAAAGCCTCCAGTTGCTGCGCCAGACAAAGCGGCCATCAAGAAAGCACTGCAAGCCGGTGTTGATGTGATGGGAGCCAAACTGACACATGGCACACGGCTGGAAGTGAAATGACCCACCCCCAAGCCACTCAGGCTGCGCCTATGGAGATTGAAGAATGAGCACAAAACAAGCGCCCCGCGAAGGCTGCGCATGGACCGATGCGCGATGCGCCCAGTTTGAAAAGCTTGAGCGACTGCTGAATTCGGTTTCCCTGCTAAACCATGGCTCGAACTTTCTCGGCCATGTGGCGGAGTGCATCGAACTTGCCGACGAACTTCGGCGGTGGGATGTGGAAACGCCATCACCCAGCTTTGTGGCCTTCCTGCGTGAGCAAGCAATTGCGGATCGATTCCAAGAAGAGAAAGGGGCTGGCTCATGAGCGCTACCAGCGGATACGCCAAAAAGATCGAGCAATTGATTGAGCAGCGCGACTCACTCCGCGCAGTGAATGCGGAGCTGATCAAGATGCTGGAAAAAGCACGAAGCGGGCTTTCCAACGGCATATGGGACTACGGCCCCGGACAAGACGAACACGCCCAATGCAACGAATTGATTGAAGAGGTGGACGCAGCCATTGCCAGCGCCCGCAAACAAGGAGAACAGGGATGAGCACGACAGCAGAGGAACTGGCGAAGTGGCACGAAGCCATGGCAGCAGAGCCTAAGAGAAATGAGGGAAAGCGCAAGCGTCACGCCGACACCGCCCAAGAGCTTCGCCGCCTTGCTGCGGAGGTGGAGGCGCAGCGCAAATGGATCAATGAAGCCATTCAGCCGCTCGGGCTGTATCAGGCATACGGATGGAGTGACCGCATGGGCGTGATTGCTCGCGGGCGCAAACTTTTGGAGAACCCCCATGGTTGATGAACAGAAGGCGCTGAAAGCCGAAATCAAGGCACTGAAGCGAGAGCGCACGGCATGGCGTGTCACTGCGGAAAACGCGGAGGCAGAGCTTGCGGCGCTCAAGGCTTCGCCGGGGGAGCCAGTAGCTTGGGATGTGTACGTCGCCGAAGCGGACAACGGTTATTTGGTTGACTCGCTGGATGACGCCCAACTGATTGACGACTGCACAAACCATGGGGCGGTCGTCACGCCCCTCTACGCACTGACCAACAAGTACCAATCATGACCCCCACCGCAGATTACCAAACCGTTGAACGCGTCGTGAACGACTACCGTGGAATCATCACGGAGCAAGTCCGCCAACGCCGCTACGAAATCGTGCAGCCGGACGGAACCATCGGCTCTATCTGGGTTGACCAGCCTGTTGTGAAGGAGGGTGAGTGATGGCTGACAACCTGCCACAACTGCCGGAACCTCGCGGCCTACTTGACACGGGTGGCGGGTGGATGGCGCCAACGAAGCACTTCACCGCCGAACAGATGCAAGCCTACGCACGCGCAGCACTTGCGCAAGCACAGAGCCTGCCTGCTGGGTTTGGCGGAGGCCTTGTCGCCATCAAGACGCTGCTAAGTCGAGACCCATGCGCGCACGCAACCACTGCGATTGCAATGATTGACGCCATGCTCGAAGCATCCCCCCAGCCGCAGCCAGTGCAGCCGAGCGACGCACAGTGGCAGAAGCGCCACCCGTTGCGCACAGATGGCCAGTGGGAGAACACCAACGAGCACGATGCAAAGTGGTGGCGCGACAACTCGCAAGGATGGGAGATTCGTGCGCTCTACACCGCCAATCCCCCGCAGCCTGAGCGCGTGCCAATGAGCATCCAAGAGATTGATACGGCACTTCAAGAGCACAAACGGATTGACATGGGGAACATTGATCCAGTGCGGGGCGTATTCATCCTTGGGGTGGTCGCAGCCGAGCGCCACCACCACATCACGAAGAAGGAATGACCATGCTCACAAGATCGCAGATCGCAAAAGCATCAGCCGATGCACAGGTCGCTTTTTGCCTGGACAAGCAGCCGACATACGAAGTCGCGCTAGCCAGAGAAATTGAGACCATGATGTTGGCGCAGATCGTAGAACATCAGGAAACGAACGCCCTGAACAACAAGGTAATCGACACCCAACACAGAGCGATGGTCAACGCCGAAAAACGCGGCGTGGCAAAGGGCATTGAAGAATCTTCCGAGCGCATCGCAGCGCTGGAGGCCAAGCTTGCGCAGCGGGTGCCGGTGTCCGGTCAATCCCGATTCCCTGGTTACTCTTGGACGGAGTGCGCTGTTGAGCATGTGCTTATGGTTCAAGCCAACCCAGAAGAGTGGCGGGACGGGTACGAGGTTCGCCTGCTCTTCGGAGGGCTTTTTCTCGTCTATACCGAAGTTAGCGAAGTTATCGCAGAAGGCTAACTTTTCAAAGCTTCATCAATGGCTGCAATTACATCAGGCGCGGACTGCTCTTGAAAGTAGACGGTCGATGTAAGGCACTCCCGAGCCTGCGCCAGAACACGCTCTAGGTGCTCTATGCGGTCGGCGGCTTCGTCCATCATGAGTTCTGTCGCCATAGGCGCATCGGTCAGCCTACCGCGCAGCCGATTTACTAGATTGCTCATTTCCGCCCCCTCATAGCCCAGACAAGGCCAGCCCCAGCAAGACAATAGATCAGGTACGTGGGTTCGATGGTCATTGGGGCTCCTTCTGTGAGGCTGTGAGCATGGCGGAATCTATGGTTTCATCAAGCGATGGCGCGGCTCCATGTTGCGTTCCGCCCTCTGCAAGATAGTGCGATGCAATGAACGTGCTCCCATCAAAGCGTGTCCACTTCCCGCAGTCTGATCGAAGCTCCAAGGAGTTACGGGAGCGAAGCCATCTGTAGCGCTCAGCATCTTTACCTGCATCCTTCCGCGCATCCTCGTAGGCCTGCTTCTGGATGGCTAGGACTTGATCGCGGGTGAACAGGGTGCAAATGATCTTGCGCGGCCTGTTCATCGCCTCCCAATGGTCAAGCTCGTTCTGTGGCCCGTCCTGCAAGAACCCGGTGTTACCCGTCTCTCCGTGCTGCCACATGTGGGCGGTTGGCTCAGGTAGTTCTCTCATGCTCTCTCCTATGCGGCATGGCCGCTGTGTTGGTTCAGGCGAAAAGCTCAAGCGTCCCAGATTTAGCGCGCCGGGTTGTTTGAGCATTGGCAATGTGGTGCTTGTGATCGTAGGCCAGATGATGGCGCTGGCACCAGGCACGCAGGTTTGACGGGTCGCAGTTCGTCGGGTCGTGGTCGAGGTGGGCCACGGTCAACACGATGACGATGTACTTTGGCGCGTTGACCTCTTC